CATCGGGCAGGAAGCCTGGTACTGGTGGCGCGGGCGGCAAGGACAAAAAGGAAAAGAAGACCGAGGCCGAGAAACGCCTGAAACAGGGCGAGCAGGCTATCATGCAACTGGAGAGGGAAAAGGCGACTATCGGCGACATCACCCGCGAGGAAAAGATGCGCTGGGAAGTCGCGCAGGGACAGTACAAGAGCTTAAGCGAGGCCCATAAGGGGAAACTCGTAGCCCTTGCCGCCGAACTGGATGCGCTCGATGCGGTGAAAGAGGCTGACGAGGAAGCGAAGAAGAACCGCGAGGCCATAGAGAAGCAGATAGACTCCCTCAAGGAGCAGGCCGCCACGTTCAGCATGACGGATCGTGAGGCTACGCTTTACCGCATGACCCTCGAAGGCGCGACACAGGAGCAACTTGAGATGGCAGACGCCATGCTGGCCGCCAAAGAGCGGATGGAGGAAATAAAACGGGTACTCGAAGACATCAAGACCCCTCAGGAAGAGTACAACGAGACAATCAAGAAACTGAAAACGCTCCTTGAAGAGGGCGCGATTACCTGGGATCAGTACACGGCAGCCGCCAAGAATGCGGCAGAAGTCCTGAAAAATGCAACCGACAAGGGAAAGGATGCTTTCCAGGAATTACAACAGGCAATCGAAGGCTGGGGCAAGGACTCTGCGAAGGCGATAGCGGACTTCGCTATTTCCGGGTCGGCCTCGTTTTCCGACATGGCGCAGAGCATCATCAAAGACATGATATCTATGATGCTCTATCAGCAGATGATGAAGCCCCTCTTTTCCGGCATCAGTACCAGTCTCTTCGGTGATGCGGCGACCGGTGCGACAGGCCTTCTCTCCGGCATCTTCGGCGGCAATCGTGCCGACGGCGGTTCTGTTTCTCCCGGCAAGATGTACGAGGTAAACGAAACGGGTCTGCCTGAACTCCTCAATGTCGGCAACCGGCAATTTCTGATGATGGGGAATCAGAGCGGGTACGTGGCGGCGGCAGGTGCGGCGTCCGGCGGCACAGGCGGTTCCGGCTCAGGCGGCGGGGGTGTAGAGGTCCATATCCACAACAACAACGGGTCTCAGGTCTCCCAGCAGACAAGCCAATCGTCGCAGGGCGGCACACAGATCGACGTTATGATCGATGCGGCTGTTGCTAAGAAAATGTCTACCTTTGGAAGCAAATCGAACAAGGCGTTGAGGTCGAACTTTGGCGCGAAAGAAGTATTAACCAACAGGTGATAAATGGCGATACCATCATGGCCTAACGCATTGCCTCAAAACCTCCTGTCAGAGGGCTACAATGAATCCCTCAGGGATAATGTTCTGAGGTCAACCCCGGACGCAGGACCGGCAAAGGTGCGGCGTCGCGCAACGGCAGGGGTCAAGCCGGTGTCCGGCAGGCAAGCCCTAACCACGACAGAGCTGCAAGCCTTGATAACCTTCTACGAAACGGACTTGCTTGACGGGTCATTGAGGTTCTCGTGGACAAGCCCCATAGACGGCACTACCGCCGTCGAGATGCGATTTACCTCGCCACCATCGTGGTCCGCAATCGAACCCGGATTATGGGATGTAGCCATTGCCGTCGAGGTGCTACCTTGAGCCTCACGTCCCTCAACTTCCGTCAGGCCGCATACGCACAGGAAACGGGACGTGTAATTATCGCCCTCATAACCATTGACCACCCCGACCTTTCCACGCCTATCCGTATCAGCACGGACCCGACAGCTCGCCTCATCGGGGAAGGGTACACCAACGATTTAGATGTGGTTTACGGTACGGTGTCGAGAGAGAACACCTTTATATTTTTGCCCGTCAAGCTCGGCCTGCCGAATGACACCGACGAAGGGCCGGGTGAGATGACCCTTGAGATCGACAATATCCATCGGCAATACACGGAAACAATCCGTTCGATAATGACCCCTCCCACGGTTCAGGTCGAGCTTGTGCTTGATAATGCGCTTGATACCGTGGAGGCACAGTGGCCAGAATTTCTGCTCACCGACATCAAATATAACGCCACGACAATCACCGGCACCCTGAAACTGGAGACCCTTGAACGTGAACCGTTCCCGGCTGGGTCATTTTCTCCGGCATATTTCGGAGGGCTATTTTGAACTGGACGGATAACTACATAGGATTGCCCTTCAAACCCGATGGACGGGACCGCTCGGGGTGTGATTGCTGGGGACTCGTCTGTATCGTCTACAAAGAACAACTCGGCATATCCCTGCCGGAATACAGGGGCATTTTCGTTGACCAGTCGATTTCGTCATTGAAGGCGGCGGCGCGGGCTTACGCCATCGGTAAAGAGGCATGGCAGAAGGTAGACAAGCCTGAGCCTTTCGATGTCGTGATGGTACGCACAGGAGCGTATACGTGGCACGTTGGCGTAGCCATTGACCAACACAACATGCTCCACATCATGTCGGGAATAAACTCTGTCATAGAGCCGTTTACGGGAACCCAGTGGAAGCACCGCGTGGAGGAATTTAGACACTATGCAAGATAAGCCCGTCATAATTCAGCCGTCACCGTTCAGGACTTCCAAGGTCATGGTTGCCCAGCAGGGCATGACGGTCATGCAGATGATAACCCAGATGTATGACTTGTCCGGTGTCCCTGCGGTGTGGCGCGATTATGCGGTAATGGTCGAGGTCAACGGGATACCCGTAACCCGTGACAAATGGACACAGAGGCCGTCTACAGACGACCATGTGATGATCCATGTTCCTGTTCATGGAGGCGGCGGAGGTGGTGGTAAAGACCCTATCCGCACCATACTGTCCATTGCCGTAGTGGTTGCGGCTGTTGCAGCCCCTTTTGCTATAGCGGCAATGACGGGCGGCAGTCTGGCGACATTCGCGGGGATGGGGGCTTCGGCCACCATATCCATGTACTCAGGTATCGCATTGACCGCCGGAATGTTCCTTGTTGATGCGCTTTGCCCGATACGCACGCCGGACTCGCCCTACATCGCATCGCGTAGTAGCTATGCTGACAGCCCTACATACAGCATATCAGGGGCATCGAACCGCGCTAACCCTTTTGGGCCTGTTCCGGTAGTGCTCGGCAAGCATCGCGTGTTTCCTCCCTATGGGGCACAGCCCTACACGGAAATACTCGGCAACGACGAATACCTGCGGATGCTCTTTGTCTGGGGATACGGACGACTTGATATATCGGATATCAAAATTGGGGAAACCCTGCTGTCGTCTTACACCGATTACGACATAGAAACCGTCGAGGGGACATCTACCGACGCAGATATCACGCTGATACCGGACATAGTCACACAGACATCTGTCAATGTCTCACTAACTGCGGCAGGTGGACGGGTTGTCAGGACAGCCGAAGCAGGAAGCGACGAATTGAGCGTTGACATAGTATTCCCGCGCGGGCTTGCATACTTCGACAATAACGGCAACCGAACCTCATATACTGTATCTGTAAGGGTGGAGTACCGGAAAGTAGGCAACCTGACCTGGATAACTCAGCATACATTTACCCGTACAGATGCGACATCATCCGCAATCAGGGTGGGGCATAGCTGGGCTGTAGACAAAACAAAGACATATGAGGTTGCGCTCACCCGATTAACCGCAGATACCGACGATACCCGGACGATTGACGATGTAATGTGGTCGGTGTTGCGCTCGATCAAGAATGACCCACCTGTGACGTTCCCGAAACCACTTGCCATGACCGCACTCAGGATAAAGGCGACGGAACAGTTACAGGGAGTCATCAACAGCCTCAACGCCATTGTCACATCATATGCGCCGACATGGGATGCGGTGAGTGGTGAATGGACAACCGAGGAAAGCCTGACGCAGAACCCTGCGGCCCTGTTCAGACTCGTACTTATGCACCCGGCAAACGCAAGACCCAGAACGGCGGCACAGATAGATAACGCCGGGCTGGGGGCATGGTACGAGTTTTGCGTAGCGAACGGCTATAAATTTAATATGGTGCGGGATTACAAATCATCCGGATGGGAAACCCTCGCCGACATAGCGGCGACGGGCAGGGCATCACCTACACTGACCGACGGCATATGGGGCGTGATAATCGACGAGCCCGATAAGCCGGTGATACAACACATCACCCCGCGCAACAGTTGGGGTTTCTCATCCGAGAAGGTGCTGTTTGACAAGCCTCACGCTTTCCGCATCCCTTTCACAAATGAGAATGAGGGGTACGAGAAGGACGAGATAATTGTCTATGACGACGGGTACACGGCGGCAAATGCCACGCAGTTTGAGAGCGTCGAATTTCCTGGCATAACTGACCCCGACCTGATATGGAAATTTGGAAGATATTACATAGCGGCTGCCCGTCTACGCCCTGAGACATATTCCCTCTACCAGGACTTTGAACACCTGGCGGTCAGGAGAGGCCAGAAGGTCCGCGTCTCACATGACGTTCCAATGTGGGGCTCTGGGTGGGGCAGGGTAAAATCGCTGATTGTAGGGGATGCCGCCGCTGACCCGCCGACTGACCCGACGAAGACCTACGGGGTAATCCTCGACGAAAAAGTGGTAATGGCGGCCGGGGAATCATATGCGTGCCGGTTCCGGTTGGCCGACGAGAGCAACACAAGCCTGTCGTTATCCGTTGTCAATGATGGCGCCGGGGAATCAGCCACATTGACGTTCGCAACGCCAATCGCTACTACCTACGGCCCACAGATTGACGACCTTGCAATGTTCGGGGAGGCGAACACCGAGACGGTTGAACTGCTTGTCAAGGGCATCGAGAGGGCAAGCGACTATACCGCCAAACTGATACTCGTTGACGAGGCTCCTCACATCTATACGGCAGACACCGGAGAGATACCCGCCTTTACGACGCACATAACAGGGCCAATCGACGTTACCCGCTTCGTGCCGGAGCCGCCGACGATTGTGGGGATTGAAACAGGTGATGTCGCGGCAGATGTCTTTTCCGGTACGGTAAAGCCCAGAATACTGGTACACCTTAGACATGACTCTGGAAAGGTCAACGTAAAGACCTTCCGGGTCAGATACCGCGTTGACGGGTCTTATATGTGGTCATTCGCGGAAGCACCCGCCATTGCTGGTACGGTGATCTGCAATGAGATAGTCGCCGGACAGACATATGAGATATGGGCGCAATCCATCAGTGCGTATGGTGTTGAATCGGCTTGGGTTGCCGGGGATGATACCGTCGCAACGGGCCGGACCGAATGGACACCGGGGACGGTCCAGGATTTTGCCGTCAACATTACCTCATACGGAACACTGCTCTTGTCATGGACAAGACAAGCATACCTTGAGATCGCAAATTACGAGATAAGAGAGGGCGACGATTGGAATACAGCGGAGTTGATAGGTATAGTCAACGCCACATCGTACAGGCTGGGCGTGGCACTGGCGGGAACATACAACTATCTTATCAAGGCCATCGACACATCGGGGAATTACAGCACCGTAGCGTCTGAGGCAGACATTACCATCGCAGTGCCGTCTACGCCGGAGCCGTCAGCCGAGGCCGTTGGCGAGTGGGCGGTCGTGACATGGGATGATTGCAAGACCTCACTACCTATCAACTATTACAAAGTCAACACGGCACAGCGATCAAACGCCCTGCGATACACGGAGCGTATTAATTGGGTAGGGAAAAAGGACTATAGCATAGTTGCTATCGACATTGCCGGGAATGAGAGTGCCGCCGGAACTACATCACTGACCGTTACCGCCCTGCTTGCAGTATCCGGCATTGCGCCGACAGGGTTGACCTATGCGGTACGGCTGGCCCTTACCTATACGACGTTTACCGGATTTGTATGTGTCGAGATATGGTCATCCACGACGAATAATCGTGCGGATGCAACAAAAATAGGAGAAACAGCGGCAAAGGTGTGGACGCATAGCGGCCTCGACCTCGTTGATACCCGATATTATTGGACGCGCACGCGGGACGTTTACGGGAATTATTCAGACTGGTATCCGTCAAGCGCAACAGCGGGAGTGTCAGGAACTACATCCACAGACCCCGACGACTACCTGTCGATACTGGCAGGATCTATAACAGAGAGCGAGCTTTATCAAGACCTCAATGACCGCATCGACTGGATAGATACGGAAGCGTTCCTGTACGAATCAGGTGTCATTGAGAACGGTATCTATATCGGCCTCGACGGTGTGTATTCCGGCATATACGAGGCACAGAGTCGGCTAGGGGTGGCTATTGCGACGGCACAGGATGCCGCAAATACGGCACAGGATGCCGCAAATACGGCACAGGATGCCGTAGACGTAGCCCTAGCGACCGCAGCAACGGCAATCACATCCGCAGCCAAGGCCCAGGGAACCGCTGATGGCAAGGTAACGACATACTACCAGACATCCGTGCCGACCGCTGAGAGCGTGGGAGATTTATGGATTGATGCGGCGCACGGTAACACGTTATACCGCGCAGAGTCCGCAGGGGCGAGCAAAATTGCCATAGGACAGTGGGTCAAAGTGCAGGATGCTGCAATTGTAATTGCAATAGCCAACGCTGCCACGGCCCAGAGCACGGCAGACAATAAGATCGTGACGTTTTATGCGGATGACCCGCCCTATGCCACATCTGTTGGGGACCTTTGGTTTGATACCAATGACGGCAACAAACTTTATCGCTCCACGGCCCCCGGAACCGGGCACTGGGTTATGGTCCGCGATGCAGGGATAACGTCGGCGCTTGCAGCCGTCCGCACCCTCGAAGCAGAAGTTGCAGCCCTGACAACGTCGGAATGGAGCGCCACGGGAGATTATGCCCTGGGCAGATATGTTGTCTACAGCGGCGAGGTCTACCGTTGCATCCA